TCTACGATTGTTGTTGCACCGTCAAGAATATCGACATTTAATTTGTCGATATCCATGTAGTTTAGAAAATTGTTTAGGATATTTTGTCCTAAACCTGTCTTCTCCTGCGATTTGTAGTAATACTCAATGAATTTTCCAAATAGTGGAAATCCATCATCGATAAACTGAGGTAGTTGCTCTCTAGATACTTGGGAAACCTTATTGATTGTCATCTATCAAAAACAGGAGATGTTTGCTAAATTGCCAGCGTTGCTAATATCGGGAAGATCGAGAGTCGTTGGTACCACTTCAAAAATCTCTGGCGTAAGACTATTTAGTGGGATATTTGAAGGCAGTGGTGTGCCGATCGGAACTACTGAAATTTCAGGGATAATGACTTCGATAATTGTGTCTGGTGATGGAGTTGTGATTGTAGAGTTATTTGATGGAATAACAGAAACTGGAATTGAAATGTCACCCAAATCTGCTTTTGCATCATCTGAAGTATCAACTTCACCAGTAGTATTGTCTACAGGAAGATTATTACCTCCAGATCCAATAACATTTGCAGGACCAAAGCAAATTTGCCCCGTGGCATAATTTACAGTGCCAATACTGTCATTGGTAATAATCTTTCTGTTACCACTATTGTAATAACTTCGGAGATTACCAAATCCATCATCTTCAAAGTATTGATCTACAGTAGGTCTATCGGCAGTCCTAAATCTTCCAGACTTGATTACAGGTTCTTTCTTACATGTGCCATCATCGGTTTGACCTGGAGCACTATCATAAATATCCGATCCAGTACTAATACAATATGTATTAGTTTCCCCTACAGTCGGATCTATGTATTTTAATAATGAGAGTTGTGTAGATACATCAGAAATACATCTGTCGGACAATGCAACGGATCTTTGTAATTTAGAAGTACTAAATGACCCATTAAAGTTATTAATATTTGTTTGTAATGCCCAATCATTAATTCCTGCCTGGACATTTGTGCCAATGTTAGAAACACTTCTTCCTGAGCAGGCAGGATCATAAGTAACAAAAATCTTTGGATAAACGTAAATTGATGCTACATCTCTGACAACTGGCTCAATAGATGCCATTGCATATTGTCTTAGATTTTCAGAAATTTGCTTTTTGGTTGTATCGTTAAGTTTTGCTCCTGTCTTTGTTTTAATTGCAATAAAGACCTTTCCATACACAGGAGGAAAAATTTCATCACCTCCATATGCTACCACTGCAGCAGCATTTTCATAAACCCTTTTGGTAATGGTTTCATAGTCTTGAGCAGTAACTGCTCTATTTTGAGTTGCAAATGCTCTTGGTGCATTAAATTTAATGGACTCTACAGACTCTGCAGTATCTCCAAACTTAGATGTTTCTGCAACAGTAAAACTAACATCATTACTATTGTAAGTAGCACCATTGCTGTCTAAAAATCTACCAATAAAGGAGAATGAAGAGATTTGATTTGCAGACTCTCCTGAGGTTACAAGATATTCCATATCAATGACTTCACCATCACCGAGTCTTCTACCAATAACACCATCACCAAAGAAAATTTCATATCTACTATCCTCACTTTCTGAAAGGAAGTAAATCCTATCAGTAGAAGTTACCGTAGTGATATTTTCAACTAGGTTATAAACATCAGATGCTGTGCTAGTCTCATTGGGTCTTACAGTAATACTCAATGTTGAAGTGTCTGCACTAGGAGTAGGGATGTAATATCTCTGCTTAGCAAACGTGTTGACAAGATAAGAATAGTTAATCAAACTTCCTTCTTGAATCTTCACACATCGCATTTCTGCAATTCCTGTGGTTTGATCAACCACGGCAGTTCTTGGCTCTAAAAGATTCCAAGTATAGTTTCCACCAGTTGCTACAGGACCTTTTAATAAAGTAATATTATTTGGATAAGATCCAGAAGTTTGTCTGGTCTGGATAACTAAATGTAAATACGCTGTAGATGCTTTGATTGATCTTGGCGTATAATTTAAAATTTTAGCAATATTGACAATATTGTCTCTAACTGTAGATGAAGACAAAAATACTTCATTCATTGACATATTTGCCATGAATGAAGAATAATATGTGTTATATGCTAGTGTATCAACTAGGTATGATAATGCAGATCCCTCAAATTCATAATCCGTAAACTCGTCTCTAGTTTTTAGATATGATTTGATGGACGATTTAATGTCCTCAAAATCTAGTGCTGTTAAATTATTGGGTTGCATTATGGTCTCTGCAATACGAATTGTACGCTTTCTGTAATCGGTATACCAATTATTTGATATTCTAAGGATACATCAAGAGAGTTATTATCATAATCTGGAATACACTTCAAACTAGTTACAGTTACTCTCTTTTCATGGTTATTGATTGTATTTAGTATTTCAGACTGAATGGTATCAATAATGAAGGGATCTAGAGGTTCGAAAAGTAATGTGTATACTTTAGATCCAAATCTTGGTTGGAATAACTTTTCCCCTGGAGCAGTCAAAACAATATTTTTTACAGACTGCTTAATAGCCTCTGCATTAGTCACTGGTGAAATATCCTTGGTAAAAGGATTTTTCAGGAATGAAAGAGAAATATCTTTAAAATTCCTAGATTTTTTAAAATCATTACTTGTGATCTTTTTTAACGCCATTCCTAGGTTTCAATTCCCCACATTTTATTTATGTGGTTCATAAAAAAAATCCCCCTAAGGGGATTAAAATTACTTACCTTGACCACGATAACGCTTTTTTGCGTTGTTACGTGATGTTGAAGTATACTTAGTATGCTTACCACGTCCTTGACGAGTGCGCTTTGGTTGCGACTCGATTGTATCAGCACCTGATAATCCAACTCTACTCTTTGCCATAATTAAACTCCAATAAAAACGTTTGGTGATCCTGCTCCAATTAGAGACAGGCAAGGTGGTCCTAGGGGATCTGCAGTTCTACATGCTCTACGACCATTAAAAAAGACTGACTTACTAGTTGCAAATGCCTTTCTAACGTGTGCTCCTCCCCCTGCAACGTCCTCTGTAGCAAGAGTTGCTGCAGGGCATGGTATTGCTGCTGGAGTGGGGTCACAACCGCTAAATTTGATTAGGTTAGTGCAGGCACCTGGATGGTTTGTCAATAGATCTTGGTCAACAATTGGAATTTGAGCATTAATAACTACATTAAATACGGTGCTCATTACACTCAAAGGGACCAGAGGGAAAGGAGGCCAAAGTAATTGACCGTCTAAACTAGCAACGGGTCTTGGAATGACACCTACACAAGGTGTACCACAAGGCACAGTGCTATGCACAGCCTGTGGCATACATCTACCATGACCAGTGCAGTTTCCTTGGTATATTGCTGCAGATAACCCTGCCATATCATACTCTCCTATTTACTAAATGTCAAATGGATTTCCATATGCTGCAGTTGCCTCTGCATATGTAAGTGTAGATCTTGTCATATTATGTCTAATTTTCATCGTGCCGACTGCAGTCCAATTTTGACATCCTGTGCCAAGAAGTGGAGAAAGCAGATAAGAGAAAGCCTCAGTGGTTTCTGTCGTATCACCAGTTACAGGATCCGTTTCTGATGTAGTGGTGCTGCTTGGGGGTGTAGGAAAACCTGCAGGAGATGCACACAATGATATCATATGAGTACACCCATTCTCAAGCAACGTGCATCCTAAAGTAATATTTATCTCTGCATCTGCTCGCGGATCTGCTCTGTATTGTTTAATTGTATATTTCGTAAGAGGAGTTGCTTGCGGCATATTCACAAATCTTCTTTGAGTTGTCTCAACATAATTCTCTGGATAATTGACACTATCAGGAACTTGATCTTGAATAAGGTTATCCATTGAGGTATTTAATGTGTTTGCATTAACATCCTGAGATAATTTATTTTGCTTTCTGTATTCTGGCGAAATGCTGTTAATATTTGGACTATCATACTTGAATAATTCACCACTTTTATAAGTGCCACGCAATTTTTCCACTTCATCCCTACGATAAAGTCTTTGAGGTAACTCAATATTGCGGTTTGTATCGAAATCTTGCTTGACTTTACGATTTGCTTTCACAATATTT